AAGATCCAACTGCGCTTGCTTAGCAAACAAGTTAAAATCTGAGGGAGATATATATCCGTAGTTATTTTTATTTAATACCGATAGTACAGTATTCCTTACTGAGTTTATCATTTTTAAAAGGTTTTAACAAAGATAGACAAAAAAAAGAGGCCTCTTTTGAGGCCTCTAATTCGTAATAATGAGTGCAATACCTTAAGGTAATACAGTCACAGCGATTGAAGTTATAGTCTGACCACTAGGTAGAGCTACTGGTACTACAACATTTGTCCAGCTTGTCTCTGCAGCAACGACTAAAGCGTCATTGATTGCGTCAACCATAGCTGAAGTTGAGCCAACTGTTACCATTTTTAGGTGGTGATTAAGGCTGCTCGCTACATAAATGCGAACCTCAGTTGCAGACATTCTCTCAACAAAGCATCCGCCTCCACAAGGAACATTCTGTGTTCCCTCTCCTGTTACTAAAGAAATATATTTTGCCATCAGTTAAAAATGTTAGATGTTAATAAAGTACAAAGATACTCAAAAAAAAAGACCCCATCTCTGAGGTCTCTCCTTGTGTTTAGGTATTTTATTTCTGCTTTTCTAAAAGCTTAAGTGTTTCAACACCCTCGTCACTCTGCAAATATGAAGCCACAATATAAGTGGCAGACTCCCCAAAAGGAACCGTTAACATTTTTGTTTTGTTATTGGGTAAGTTAAAGTATACGTCTTTGTTTTTATTACGCATCCCCAGCAGTCCATCTTCAAAGAACTTAGCAACCTTACTCTCTAGCTCAAGCATAGGGTCGTTAAGTAAATCTAAAAACTCAAAAGGGTTCTGCTTGGCAAAGACCAACACATCTCTTTTTAACTCTGCGGTAGTCATCTTGTCAACCGAAGAGCCTAAGAGAACACGAGATATATTCTCAAGCATGTCTAGTGTTAAGCTACGAGCTGCAATCAAAGCATCTACCTCCGCGTCAAGGCTCTGAACCTCTTCTTTAGCCTCAGCCTCTTTGTTAACCTCTACAAATATATCACCAAACCCAGGGTGGTAAGATAAAAACTCTTGAAGAACAGGGTTGTCTTTAGGAACATGCAAAAAGCCATCATCAAAGATTATAGGCTCAACAATAGCAGTTCCATCTTGCTCGTCTTCAAAAGGTGATTTTTGGTTTCTAGCATATCGAAGAGGTCGATTGCTAGTCCCATCAAAATACAATAGAGGCTTACGACGAGTGTGTCGTGATGATAGCATAAATGATAATGGTGGGGTTTTTCTTTTTAGGACATAGTTCATGTCCACGGAATTCTTATTTTTTTTCATTAGATATAATTTAATATGATTTAAAAAAAGGGAGGGTGTTTAAACACCCCCCCGTTGAGTTTATTTATCCTTCAAACAAGAAGAAGTTGTTAGCACCTAAAGTACAAACGGCACGCTCAGAAAGGTAGTTAACCTCCATTGCGTCAAGATCGCTTGTAGAAGCGCCTCCAGCAGAACCTGTGATCCAAGTCTTATATCGACGATCTTCAGTCTCTGAAGCACGATATCTAACGTGAAGGAAAGGACGCTTAGCGTTCTTACCAAGGATTTGGTCATAAACAGTAGTAGATCCAGCAGGAACTAAAAGCCCTGAAATCTTACCAGCATTTAAACCACCACGCATAGTTGGGTCGTTCAAGTATTTCCAGTCAGTCTTATAGAAGTCATAACCACGAGAAAATCCTTTGAAACCTAAGTTTAAAGCCATCTCTTCGTCATTATCAAACAATCCGTAAGAAGTACCACCTGCTCCATAAGCGTTTTGTGAAGCCAACATATCGTCAACGTCAAAACCGAACTGACGGTTTAAGAAAATAACATTCTCTTGAATAGCTCCTTGCTTGTCTAATCTTTCGATAATAGCATCAAAGTCAGCCAATGTAGTTGGATTTCCTCCAGACCAAACATTACCTCTAGCTCCCACAACATGGAAGATACCTTCAGATCCTTTGTTTCCAACATCAGCTGCAGCAGAGCCAGAAGCACCTGCAAATCCAATAGCTCCTGATCCAGCAGCAGCAGGAACAGCCTCAACCATAGCAGTCTCTAGGTAGTCCTCAAAACGTAGACGAGTCTCGTGCTCTGATTTCATGTACCATAGGTATCCAGAAGCACCATTCTCAGTAGTTACTTCTACCCATCCAATCTGAGCCATGTCAGAACCAGAAACAGCATATCTGTCTTTGATAATGATAGGAGAGTTCTCAAAAATTGAATCATCAGCCTCTAAAGAATCAGTCATTCCATTTGTTCCTTTCTTAAATTCAGAACCATAGATAAAGACAGTGAACTTGTCATTTGTAGTTGCAGTCATACCGTTTGCTTCATAGAAAGCAACAGTGAATTCCTTAGCAGCATAGTCTACTGCGGTTACAATAGCCTTATTAGTTGTTGAAAGAGAATTAGCGGAAAACATAACAGTCTGCCCAATTCTGATAGCGATACCTCCAGTGTTTGGATTAAGCGTATCGTTAACATCAAATGTTGCAGTGTCTGCATTAGTTAAGTTAGATTTTGGCGTAACATCAACATACTTAGTGTGAAGTCTTCCTTGCTCAGCCCATTTGATAAGGTCAGAGTTAGAAGGCATTTCAGCGCCAACCATTCTCAAGAAAGAAGCTACGGTACGGTTACCGTATCTCTCAAATTCCTTTTCATAAGTATCAGGAAGATACTGATTCAAGAAATTGAAGTTAGTAATATAATTTGTGGCAAGCGCTACGCGCTCGGCACTGGGTTGTAAGTCAAACCCGGGAACTGCATCTACAGCCATAATAATTTATTTTTAATCATTTATTTTTATTTGAACGGATCCTCAAGCCACGACCGGAGTCATTGCTTACGGACTTCACGTTGAACCCACCTTTACTAAGAGTCTGTGGCGCTTGTCTAATGTCCATGTTAATGTTCTTAGACTTTCTAGCTACATTGTCTACAGCGTCCGCCATGCCTTGTTCATAGAAGAACTTAGCTGCGCGTTCTGGGTTCATCGCCATCGCTAGGGCTTTATGGTATCCTTTGGCGTCATCAATAACACCATCTTTATTAACGTACTTTGAAATAAAGTTGTTAAGATCAGATTGAGTCTTTTTGATTTCCGCAGTTTCAGCCGGAGAGTAGACTATATCCCTATCATTAACCTTGAATTCAAAACCTTTGAATTCGTTATTGAAGTATTCGTCAGTCTTCTTTTGAAACCATTCGTACTTTTTAAGTTCATCCTCTTGGGCACTTAAAACCTTCGCTTGATATTCCTTGTAAGCATTGATTTCTTCTTGGTCTTTTGTAGAAGAGACCCCTGGGCTTGACTCAAGAGGGGCTTTGTACTTCTCTTTTTGATCCTCAAAAAAGTTCTTTGCTTTAGCAAGTTCTTTTTTCTTAGCTACCTTCTTACGCCTAATGTCTGACTCTTCATCAATCTCTTTATCATAACCGAACTCTTCTTCGATCATAAAAGAAATGTCATCACCGTCAAGGCCATCTTCTTTGTTGGCATAATATCTCGCTAAGAGAGTATTGTCGTCTAGGTCATCAAAGTCTTCATTTAGTTTCATGAAGTCATTAATGCCTCGACCTGTTTCTTTTTTATACTTTAAATAAGCCGACACATCTTCTGGTAAATCTTCAGCTTGCTCTCTTTCAGAAAACAATTGATCTACAGAGTCAATCTGCTTATCATAGCGGTTTTTAATATATGAAAGAACGTCTTCCTCTTTAAGTGAGGAACTCTCTTTTTCAGCTTCTACAACCGGAGCCTCCTTTGGTGTTTCCTCTGGAGCTTCCTTTATGGTTGCTTCTTCTGTATTCTTTTCTGAGGTCGTTTCTCCTTGAGAAATTTCCTCTTCGTGTTTGGCTAACAATTCGTTTTCAACTTCTTGAACAGACTTTGTTTGAGCCTCACCGACTTCTCTTACTTTTATTTCCATGGATTTAATTTAATTGATACAAAGTTATGATAAAAAAAATATTGTTTATCTAGGGTTAAACTCCGCTAGGTCAAAGCCATCTAAAGAGTCTTCATTAGACTCAAAACTCACCGAAGGTAAATTGTTTTTTCTTTGCTCAATAAGTTTAGATTGCTCTGTATTGGCTTGAGATATTCTTTTAGCTTTAGCTTCCTCTCTGTTTTTTTCCCTACCATCAATAGCCGCCTCTTGAACTCCTTTAATTTGCATTTGATACTCAAATTCAGTAGACATTAATTCTTTTTTAAGCATTGCCTCACTCTTTAGCTTCTCTATCTCAAAGGCAACTTCTGCTTGTTTGATTTGCATTTTACCTTGAGTTTCGGCTTGTATTTTCTGCATAGCCATCTGTGCAGCCATCTGTTGAGATTGAGCGTTTATCTTAGCTTGAGATTGTTGCTTCATCATTTCAGATTGTTGCTCTTCTTTCTTGTGTTGCTTTCTTTTTACTTTAAGCAATTGATTAGCTAACTTAATGTTTTTGATTTCTCTAATATCAATAGCATCCTCTAAACCAATAGCATCTCTAGATAAAGCCATTTGTATATTAGCTTCTAATTGCGCTTTTTCTTCTTCATCTGGAGACATTTCAATAAACACACCAAAGTCATATATATATAAGTCTTTTATTTCTTCTAAAAGACGAACATTGTACTTTCCTATTTGCATAGCAAACTCTTCTTTAAAATCAGCGTATTGCATAATGTCTGCAATTCTGCAAGATAGAGCCTCTGCTAAAGTTCTAGTTATATACAAGCTTCCTTCTAATATGTGCCTAGTAGCTGTGTTTGAATTTAAAGCAGCTAGCTTTTGAACACCCACAAGGGCGTTGGGGTCTGGTGTTGACCCATCTCTAACTTCATTTAAGCCTGTAACAGATCGAATCATATCCATATAATGATTGTAGTTCCCAATTAAAGCAGACATTTTAGACTGACCAGAGTTAGATGTTAATTGCTGAATAGGAACTCTAGCATTATTAAACTCACCATCTTGTGTATAGCTACGACCTATAACACTACCCGTTTGAAAGTATAAGCGAAGAGCGTCTTCAGGGTTGTAGGCGGCTCCAGTTCCTAAGTCTACCTCATTAAGACCATCTGCATCAATGAATACACCATCGGGGACTATCCTAGAAATTACTTGTTGCATCTTTAAGTGAGTAACCTGGATTAGGTCTGCAAAAGGAATCATTCTTCTAACCAAGGACTCTATATTGCCTTTATACATTCTAGGGGCACTAGCCACATAGTTTGGCATTGCATACTGAGAAGCAGACTGAGGTCGAACCATATTCTCCATCATTTGCCACTTAAGCATAATGTTGGTTCCCATAACCATAACACCTTCATACCAAACATCAATGGTCTTTTCAACCTTAGTAAAGTTTCCCTCTTCCATCATCTCTTCTGGAGGGTTAAAGGTGTCATCCTTTTCTATTACTCTTGAATTTCCGTTATCTATGTCTTTCTTTTTATATACAAACTTATTTGTAGTCTTATAATTAAAGTACATAAGAGTAGCAGAATCTCTGCTAAAAATGTCATTTTGATACTGCTCTGCTACATTAAAGTAATCATACCAGCTCTGACTATATTTTGATATTGTTTCTAAATCTTCGTTAGTAAGACTAGGGTCAATTTTAATAAGTTCAGTAATTGGTAAAGTTTTAATTTCACCCCAATAAAAACAATCTTTAAATTCAGGATCTTCAGTATAACTATAAACCACATTAGCAGGATCAACATAGCTTACTTTAACTCCATCGCCTGGCAAAAACTCTTGCTTGGTGATTCCGATACCAATAGTTGTTAAGTCATAGTCTACCCTCTTGCGAATATCAGAGTAATGATTTTCTTCTAGCAACGTGTTAATTGCCTCTTCTTCCGCAATCTCTATAGACGGCTTGTAATTTAACTGCATGTAAAGAGCTAGCTCTTGATCATCGTTTGGTAATTGAGATGGATCCATTTGAAACGGATCAATACCAAAAGCTTCAGCCATTTTAGTTAAAGGCTCTTTTGCCACCATATCGCCCTCAATCATGTCTTGATATGCGTTTCTTTTGCCAGCAGACATTGCATCTTGAGCATACGCCTTTACTTCAAACTGACGACCTTGCATTCCGTTTACGACAATATCTACAAACTTGGGAAGTATAGGAACCGGTGTCCAGTCTAAGTTTAAATAGCTTAAATCTCCATCAACAGATAGCTCATTTTTGTATTTTGCAACGGACTGCTCGCCTCTCGCGTAGAGTCTTAAACGATTAAAATCACGCCATTGACCGTAGTATCTACAAGACCCACTGTCTCTTTTAAACCACTCATACTGAATGGATTGACCTATCTTAAGTCCAAATTCTTGAGTAGCTTTCTCCGCATCAGAAACAAACTGACTTGGGAAACCTGAAGGTGAAATGTCAATACTTACCTCTTTCATTTACTGTAATAGTTCGCTGAACGAGCCACGGTTATTATATCTAGCAAAGTTAACGCTTATTTTTGATTGCTTTTGCTCAGGTAGATACATGTGTTTTTGATTAGCCATACAAGCTAAACCAGAGCTTATAGTGGCATCAAATTTCGTTCTATTGTTAATATCAAATCTTGCCCAGTCTTCCAAAGTGCGTACAAAAGGCATAGATCCCATGTCGCCACTTTCTCTATATGTTCCTTCCATATCTACACCAACATACTTCTCTATATAAGACTCCACCGCTGAGGCGTGAGACTGCTTTACATCCTCGGAGCTGTTAGGTATACCACCTAGTTCTTTTTCTGTCTTAGAGAGTTTATTATAATGCTTATCGGGTCTGTTTAAACTAAAGCCCCTATACCCTCTGTTTTTAAAATGATACAAGAGTCTAGGCTTATTGTTTTCGGCAAGCACAGGCATTCCATAAAAGACACAAGCCATTAGAACCTCCTCAAAGAATATCTCTGCCGTTTGAGGTCTAGCAACATACTCTAAGAAAAACTCATTACTAGGTGCATCATCCATATTAAACTTAGTCATTCCGTGGAGAGCTCCATTAGACCCTCCTCCACCAACAACACCAGATATATCATATGAGTCGCAACCAAAAGAACCTATATGTTCATTCCCTGGTAAGAACTTTCCATTAACCTTTCTTACCTTGTTTTGAAGATGACGAGGAGGCAACCACGAAACCTTAAATCTTCCGTTCTTATCTGGAGACCAAACCACCTCAGAGTCTTTCTCTCCATTTTTCCAATGAAAAGATCCGCGAGTAACAAAGTGTTCAGTAATTAAGCTGTCATTATAGTCTATCTGTTGATATATCTTAGTAAGATTAAATATTGACGCTTTACTCTCATCACGAAACGCATGAGATTCTGTCCTAGGAAACTGCCTATAAAATTCATTTAAAGCATCTGCATCAGACTTTAATGATTGAACTTCGTTTTCCCAATAGTCAATAGCTCCCATAGATATAATACCTCCATCTATTCCCTTAATCGGTTTATTAGGCTTAGTCAAAACGGGCATTCCATATCTATCAATATATCCTTCAAAGTTCCACTCCATAGGAATAAACAAAGAGTATAAACCACTTTTTGTTTGACCATTAGGGTTTCTTTTGCTTAAATCAGAGTCGTAGTATAGTTTTTTAAAGTTATCACCACCTTTATCTAAAGCATTAGATGTTGAACCCATCATACACTTACCGATAATTTTAGATCCTAGCCTTAAACAAGTCTTAGTTACTCGCCAGTTATTTAAAATATTATCAGGTCGCATCCACTTACCTGACTCGTCATGAATTAAGAGTTGTAACTTTTCTCCATCATAGCTATTGTCTGAAGTGTTTCTCCAGTCTATTGTGGTATCTAAGCCTTCTACATCATCAGATTCGGTAGTGGTCATATTCTTCTTTGTAATCTTAGACGCGGGAACTCTGTACGCAAGCTCTGTTTTAGGCTTGTCCATTCCATCCATAATAGGACGAAAGAAGAAAGGTAAGTTGCTATTTATAGGAACAACCTTATCGGTAAACATTTTTTTCGCATCACCACCCGTCTTAGAAAGCATTCCAACTCTTGCATCTTTCGCTACGGTAGCTATGTTTACGGTCTCTGATGAACCCATAAAAGAAAAACCAGATCGTCTTATCTTTAGATAACACATACCAAAAGAACGAACATCAGCCTTACAGGCTTCCCAGAATATAAAAAATA